ATCTGGTTCTAAATCTCCAGCCTTCCACGGAAGATCTGTCTTTTTAACATCTACAACACAGTTTTGGCATATAGTTTTTAAATTGCGGACTCCGTTATTATTTAAATTGCCATCTATGTGAAATACTAATAGTTGAGCGGCCCATCTGGATCTAAACCCGCAACGATCACAAACTGTTTTCTTTTTATAGCCCTTTAATTCCCATAGTGGAACTTGTGGCTTTTCTTTTCTTTTTTTGCGAATGCATATAGTACATCTAGAACGATAATAAATTTTATCATTTCTGTGATAAGCTATAGCCCTAGGGCGTTGGTTGCAAGCGGTACATATAGGGCGCATACAGGTATTTAGCCGGGCAAACCTACTATATAGGCCGCGATTATTGGAGTCTTTTTGATTAAAATGCTAAATATTAATAATTAATAAAAAGGATTTTGCAATGGCAAACACATTAGTATCCCCAGGCGTACAAGTCACAGTAGTTGACGAAAGTCAATACTTACCAGCCGCTACTAACTCAGTCCCGCTAGTAGTTATCGCTACAGCGTCAAATAAATTATCCGGCGATGGCCGAGGAATAGCCCCAGGCACATTGACAGCCAATGCTGATCAGCTTTATCTGGCGACTAGTCAAAGAGCTCTTAGTGCTCAGTACGGTGTACCATTCTTTTATACAACCACAAACGGTACTCCTATTAACGGGTACGAACTTAACGAATATGGTTTATTGGCTGCTTATTCTGCGTTGGGTGTTACTAATCAATGCTATGTACTCCGTGCTAATATTGATTTAGCTGCTCTTACAGCATCATTAACACGCCCAATTGGCAATCCTGATAACGGCACATACTGGTTTGATACTACAACTACTCAATGGGGATTGTTCCAGTGGAACAATACAAAGAAAACTTTCTCAAATCCAATTCCTTCAGTAATTACTGATACAGATTATTTAGATGGTGGCGTCCCTGCTCAAAGTTATGGTAGTATTGGTCAATACACAGTAGTAGCTACTAATGCTTCTAATCCAATTTATTTTAAACGCGGCGGCCCTACTTCCGATCAAACTCCTGATACAAATATCAGTACATTGTACAATACTTGGGTATTAGTTGGTAGCGATGATTGGCAAACTTCTTGGGCATCTGTTCAAGGATCTACTACTCCAATAAGTGTTACACCTAGTCAAACATTTACGATTAATACACAGTTAATTACAGTTCCAACAACTCCTAATAATACAGTGGACGGTATTGTTGATGCTATTACAACAGCTGGTATTACTGGTGTTTATGCTGCTAATATTGGTGGATCATTATATTTGTATAACGATTCTACATCACAAGGTAATGGCTCTACAGCTAGTGGTACTATTGTAGTTGCTAACGTTTCTGGTACTCCATTAACTACACTAGGTATTACCCCAGGTACATATTATGCTCCTTTCTATCAAAATAGTCCAGGATATACAGTACCAACATGGAGCACAGGAGGTTCAAGTTCCATTGGTGTTACAGGTTCTATCTGGCAAAAATCTAATAGTGTAAATCATGGCACATCATTGGTGATGAAACAATACAACTCAACATTGGGTGTATATGTAATCAAATCAGTTCCGGTATATTCTGATGACAACCAAGCAATTTATGGTTTAGATCCATCAAATGGTGGTGAAGCGATCCCAGCAGGATCATTGTATGCTAAGAGTTATCCATACAATCAAGGTACAGCAGGATATACAATTTATGAGCGTTATATTACAGGCTCAACTATTGTAACTGGTAATACTACTACTCCAACATTTACATCCGGCGATCAATTTTCTATTGGTGCTAGTCAGCCTGGTACTGCTTCAAATACATGGGCATATAATATTACTATTAATGGCACAACTGCCGTTGATTTTGTATCAGCAGTAAGTTCAGCTGACATTCCATATGTAAGTGCTAGTATTGATAGTAATGGAGCTATTGTAATGACTCACAGCGCAGGCGGCGACATTGAACTCATTGATGTTACTGGCAATCCAGTAACCGATGCTGGATTTATTCCAGGAACAACTTTCTTAGTTCGTCAGCGTTATGTTGCTGGCAGTCCAGCTGGTTCTGTATTAAGTAACTGGGTTGGTGCTCCTACATTTACATACACAGCATCAGCTGTAGCCCCAGATCAAAACCCAACAGATGGTACATATTGGTACTATAGTGATCCTACTCAAGTAGATATTATGATCCAGAATAACGGTGTATGGATGGGCTATCAAAATGTTGCTTCAGATAGTCGCGGTTACGATTTAACTCAAACAAATGCTACTGGCCCTATTATAAGTGCTACAGCACCAACTACTCAAACTGACCTAGCACAAAGTCCGTTAGTATATGGCGATTTATGGGTTAATACAAGTGATTTAGAAAATTATCCATTGTTATCTCGTTGGCAGAGTGTTGACGGTGTTGATCAGTGGGTACAAATTGTTAACACAGATAAAACAGAATCTAGCGGTATTTTATTCCAAGATGCTCGTTGGGCGCCTAACGGCACAACAGATCCTGTATCTGCGGCATTACCAACAATTGAAAGTTTACTAACAAGTAACTATTTAGACCCAGATGCTCCAAACGCATTGTTATATCCAACAGGTATATTGTTATGGAATACTCGTCGTTCTGGTTTTAATGTAAAAACATATCAGTCAAATTATTTTAATAACCAAAGTTATCCAACATACGAGTGGGATTCAACAACCTCATACACTATTGGTGAATATGTTCAGTACGATAATTTAGTATATGCTTGTATTGAAAACAATACTAATCAGACGCCCGACACAGCAACAACTTATTGGTCAGAACAATCTGTAACTAATACCTGGTTAAGTGCTACTGGCGATCGTCCAGACGGTGCTCCTTACATGGGTCGTCAATCACAGCGTGCACTAATCGTTGAAGCAATGAGAGCAGCTATTGATACTAATCCACAAATCCGTGAAGAGCAAAATTCTTATAACTTAATAGCGGCTACTGGTTATCCTGAGTTAGCTCCTAATTTAGAAGCTTTGAATAATGAAATTAATAATGTAGCGTTTGCTATTATTGACACACCATTACGTTTAACTCCTGAAGATGTAGCTACTTGGTCCAGTGATAACAATGGATTAGGTTTACCTACAGGTGATGGTAATTTAGCTGCCGGTGATCCATACGGAGCAACATTCTATCCAAGTTGTCAGACAACTGATCTTAGCGGAAATTATTGTGTAACTTATCCAAGTCACATGATGATTCGTACAATTCTTCGCAGTGATGAAGTTGCTTATCCTTGGTTAGCCCCAGCTGGAACACGCCGTGGATTAGTTGATAACGCATTCCAGTTAGGCTACTTAAATGGCATTACTGGTGTATTTGAAACATTAAGTGTTGGTCAATCATTGCGCGATGTATTGTATTCAAACCAAATTAATCCAATTACCTATATTCCAGGAGTTGGCATCACTAACTTTGGTAATAAGACATTGCAAGCAACAACAACAGCATTAGATCGTATTAACGTAGCTCGTTTAGTATGTTTTATCCGTTCTAGACTTGAAGCAATCGGTAAGCAATATTTATTTGAACCAAATGATCAAATTACCCGTACAGGAATTAGTAATTCGATTACAAGTTTAATGATTGATTTAGTAGCTAAACGCGGTATTTACGATTACTTGGTAGTATGTGATAGTACAAACAATACACCGACAACAATCGATCAGAATCAGTTATGGGTTGATATTGCTATTGAGCCAGTAAAAGCTGTGGAATTCATTTATATTCCATTGCGTATTGAAAATACCGGAGCAATAGCGGCGCAGGCTGCTGCCTAAAGAAAGTTGGGTAATTTTTACCCAACTTTATTAACTAAATAAAGTATATCGGAGATTAACAAATGGCAACATCCTCATTAACTAACATGACAGTCCCACTAGGGGCAGACGGACAAAGCGCATCAACACAAGGCTTATTAATGCCTAAATTGGCATATCGCTTCCGTGTTTTCTTTTCAAACTTTGGTGTAAGTACACCTACAACAGAGTTAACAAAGCAGGTTATGAAGTTCGATCGTCCACACGTACAGTTTGAAGAAATTAAACTACCAATTTATAACAGTACTGTTAAAATTGCTGGTAAACACTCATGGAACGATGTTACTTGCGACTTGCGCGATGATGCTCAAGGTAATGTAAGTAGATTAGTTGGCGAACAATTACAGAAACAGTTGGACTTTATGGAACAAAGCTCTGCGGCTTCGGGAATTGATTATAAATTTACAATTCAATTACAAATTCTTGACGGTGGCAACGGCAATAACGAACCTACTGTATTAGAAGATTGGCAAATTCTTGGCGCATACTTAAAAGATGTTAATTATAATTCTATGGACTACAATACATCTGACGCAGTTAAAATTGGATTAACAATTACATATGATAATGCTATCCAAGTTAACGCCGCAGGTGTACCAACAGGTGTAGGTCAAGCTGTAGCTTACGCAGGTGGACAATCCTTAGGCCAGGCTACTGGCGCAGCATCAGTACCTAACGTTTAATAAATTATGGGCACCGGCTTCTTCGGCCAGGGCGGCGATCTACTCCAAGCATTTGGTCAGGGTATTGTTGCAATCCCTGGAGTCAAAGACTATTCACACGCAGCTAGAACTTTTGAGACAAACGGGTATCAACTAACACCGCGTCTCAAATTTTTATATCATGTCTTTTTTAATATTAACACTGGCCAAATTCCACAGCTTCAAGCGGCTTATGGGTCAGGTTCGATAGAAACTATTGGTTTAATGGTTAAGAGTATTGACTTGCCTAAGTTTAAAGTTGATACTACAGTAATGAATCAATACAACCGTAAAAGAGTTATACAAAGTAAAATGCGTTACGAACCAAGTCGCATTACATTTCACGATGATCAGTCTGATTTAATTCGTAATATGTGGTATAATTATTACACATATTATTACAAAGATCCAAGTCAAAAATATCAAAGTGTACCTAACACATCTGGCACTTTAGGTCTGTTGCAATCAATGAGTAACGGGTTTAACTATAATGCTAATGACATTTATAGTCAAGTATTACAAAGTGCTGACTGGGGTTTTATCGGAGAAAGTTATTCTGATGGCACCAATACTGGAACTACAACTACAGGTAAACCGCCATTTTTCCGTGACATTACTATCTACGGATTTAGTCAAAAAAAGTACGCCGCATGGACATTAATTAATCCTATTATTAGTCAGTGGAATAGCGACACTTACGATTATTCAGAAGGCGGCGGCACAATGAAAAATGATGTTACTATTGAATATGAAACTGTAAAATATTACTCAGGTGCTATTGGCGGTCAACATCCGTCTAGCAAAGTTCCTGGCTTTTCTGATCCAGCCCACTACGATATTGTACCTTCTGGTATTACTCGCCCAGGAGGCACACAATCAGTATTTGGCCAAGGTGGATTATTAGATGCTGTGGGCGGTACAGTGGAAGATTTACAAGCTCTTGCTAGCGGTCAAGGTGGATTGCAAAATGTTATTGGAGCAGTTCAAACAGCCGGAACAGTATATAACACATTTAAAAATAAAAATATTAATCAAATTTTACAACCAGAATTGAAAAAAGCAGGAATACAAGTGGCTCAGCAATTAACTCCATTAGCAGCAAATAGCATCAACGGATTTGTATTTCCAAGGGCTCCGTCAATTCCAACAATTCTACCCCCTACTCGATAATAAATTATGGCTAATATTAATAATCTTAATCCTAATACTGATTTAACTGTACAAATTTTTGATAAATTTTATTCTTATCAACAATCTGTTTCTGGAATAGAGTACGACGCAGTACATAGTTATTTGTTATCTGTTTTTAAAACAGAAAAACAAGCAGGAACTTTTACATCAACAATGTTTAGAATGTCTGATGCGTCAGGAATTCCAGTTATGGAATTGTTACAATCCTTACAAGGATTATCCAAACCACAAATTACCTTAACCTTTGCTTATTATTTGAATACATTCCAAAGTCCTGCTACTATGTTAGGCTTACAGCAACAAGTAATTCCTAATTACTATGTTGCTCATAACATCAAGCAGTAATTATCATGGCCAATTTTCGCCAAGGCTTCTACGAAGTAAAAAATTCTGAAAAATATGTTGGCAATGGCAAACCAAAGTTTCGTTCTGGCTGGGAAATGACTTTTATGATGTTTCTTGACTCCAACGATAATGTAATAAATTGGGCTAGCGAACCAGTTCGTATTCCATATCGCAATCCGTTAACTGGCAAAACAACAATGTATGTTCCAGATTTTATCGTAACTTATCGTGGCCCTAAAGAAACAGTTCGTGCTGAATTAATTGAAATTAAACCCAAAAAACAAAGTTTAATAGAAAGTAAAATGAAGGATCGAGATAGAGCTATAGTAGCTGTGAACTATGCCAAGTGGGATGCAGCCACAAAATGGGCTAGAGCTAACGGGTTAATGTTTAGAGTTATTACAGAAGAACAAATATTCCACCAAGGCAAAAAGTAATTTACACCTGCCAAAATACTGTAAATAACAGTATGACTAAAAAGTTAGAAACTTTATTTGGATTTGACCAGCTCGAGGACAACCAGGATATTCCTGTTGCCGAAAACATGACACAAGAGGAAACTCGTCATGCCATTGTAGAATTAGATCAAACAATAGATAAAATTGACCATGCCTTACCCGCTATTCGTGACCTAGCAGCAAGCGACAAAGAGCTAGATGAAATAGCCGATTTAGCTAAACAAAGCTATCAAGATTTATCTGATTTAGGTATGAATGTAGACAGTAGATTTGCCGCAGAATTGTTTGCTGTAGCCGGCAATATGCTAGGACATGCACTGACCGCTAAAACTACTAAACTGAATAAAAAATTAAAAATGATTGACTTACAACTTAAAAAGTTAAAGTTAGATCAAGATGCTGCCAAAAAAGCTGGGGATTTAAACAGCATTCCAACAGCCGAAGGGCAGGTACTAACTCGTAATGACCTCTTAGAACGCTTACTTAGCGACAGAGCACAAAAAGACATTTAGTATAAATATAATATAGGAAACAATCATGAAAAATTTTAAAGATTACTTAGCAGAA